ATTCAAAACCTTGTGTTGGAATATTTTGTGTAATCCTACTCATAATCTCCTAAAATACATACGATAAGTCCAAGCGTTTCATCTGGCAACCACTCTATTATCGAATAATTTTTGTTTACTCCTGTACTGTCTTTAGTTGTAACTTTATGACGATATAAAGAAACTTCTTGGCTCGAATTTCTTACTGGATAATTTTCAGATTTAAGTAATTCCTCATCCAGTGTAATATGAGCGTTTTTAGAATTAGCTGGATTTCCGTCTGTCTCAAAATTAATCCAGTGCTTTGATACCCAGCCTTTCGTTTCGAGTACGCTTAAACCGTCAGCGGATGTAAGGATAATATCTTCCTCACATCCGCCTTTAGTTATATACTTTTTTGCGTCTCTACGAGCTTTTTGGAGTATGTTTCCAGCCATTTCTTTTAAGCTTCTGAAGCTTTAATAATAGCTTCTATAATAGCTTCTCTGCCCTTTTTGATTGTAGCGGCAGTAAGTTTAAATTTATTTTCTTTAGCGAATCCAATTAATTCTTTTTCGCTCATGTCTTCCAAATCCACTTCTTTTGGTTCTTCTGAAGATGTTTCTTTAGCTTCAGCTTTAGCTTGAGCTTTCGCTTCTTTTTCAGCTTCAGCTTTCGCTTCTTTTTCAGCTTTAGCTTGAGCTTTCTTAGCTTTCTTAGCCGCTTTAGCTTCAGCTTTCTCTTGAGCTTGAGCTTCAGCTTCAGCTTTCGCTTCATCTGCTTTTTTGTCTACTCCTTTTGGAGTTTCTTTTGTCTCTTTACAGAATCCTCTTTCTAAAGAATCTTGAAGATTTACAAAAGAGTTTCCACTTACAATATCTCCAGCTTTTGCTGTTTGATTGTTTTTTAGTAAGTGCTTAATTGGTACGATTTTGTAATACTTAGTTTTTGACATAACTTGGTTTTTTAAAAAAAGAGCTGTCTTATAATATAAAACAGCTCTTTTGAATTAATTTGATTTTAAAGGTCTGCTAATACTTTGACAGTATAAACTTTATCAATAGTGAAAGGAACAACTAAAGGAGCTGAAGTAAGCTCTAAAGTGCTTGAAATCGTCTTTTCGTCGTCGTATGCACGAAGTAAGAAATCCGCTTCCATAACTCCAGGGACTTTAGCAGAAGAACCTCCGATGTTGGTTTGTCTCATGTAAGGTAATCCTCCAAATACTGTTTTCCCTTGGAAATCACTTGGTAAAATTACTACGTTTTCTCTATCTAAGTAATACACAGTATTACCAGCGGCGTCTGTGTACTTCTCATTGTAAGTCCAAAGATTTACACCAAAATCTCCTGCAGCAACTTGTCCATGAAACGCCATTCCTGAAGCTTCATTAAATTGTGGCATATCGATTCTAGCTCTGTCCATTCTACGAGACTCCAAAATAGTCTTCACCGATTCATTTGCTAAAAATGCGTTCATTGCGTCAGTTCGCATAATTACATTTATAGTCGAACCTGTAGCATTTCCGATTTCTCTTAAAAACGTCATAGCGTCTCCTAAATCCTCTGCTGGTTTAGTTGTAGCTTCGTTCCAATAATTTCCAGCTCCTAAATCTACCATAGAGCCTGCTTTTCGTCTAAAGTCAATGCTATCTCCATTTTTCAATGTTACGATACCAGTCTGTAAGACGTCTGCCTGTTGTTTGCGGATAGCTCTTTCGATTTTCTTACGATTCTTACGGACGTTTTTAAGAGCGTTTTGAGCGATTGCTTGGTTTGCACCAGTAGCATTTGTGACTCCTAAAGCCACCGTATTCATATACACCTCGTCTCTAGCGAAATCATAATCTTCCTTATAAAAAGGAGGAACGTAAGTATGTTCTGTGGATTTTGTAAATTTGTTTTTGTTGCCTTCTGTAAATCTCTTTACATCTACTGCAATAAGGTCGTTATCTCTTTCGACCTCTACGTCTACCATTAAAGTAGGCGTAGTTTCTCTAGGAAAAAATCCGTCAAATCCAGCTCTTACTGGAATATCCTCTTGAAATCTTCCTACTACTTTCTTAGCGATTGTAACGCTATGCTGTTGGATAGGTATCATTTAGTTGTCAAATTTTGCGTTTTCAGTAACGTTAAATAAAACGAAACCTAAACCAGTTAATATATCTTTTAAATTTTTCGCTCCTACTGTAGTGTCGAGCGTTGCTACACCTGGGAGAATCAGCTCTCCTGCGTCAATGTCTCCACTTATGCAATAACAAGCGTTTGTGGTTTCAGTAGTCGCTAAAACTACCTCTCCATCGATATTTAAAATACCAATTACATCTGCAAGGTCTGACAAATTTTCAGCGGCTGGAACAATTTCTCCAGTTGCTACGTCTCTAACAACTAAAATTCCAGATTCTGCTGTAATGTCTCCTAATGTGTTGTTTTTAAAAACTGCTTCGGAATGTCTGTTTCCATATATGAAGACTTGTCTTCTTTGGTAATCGGCTGTCGATTGATTTCGTGTGCCTCCTCTTAATACTCTAAGTACTGTTTTCATCGTTCTATTATTTTAATTCGAAATCAAAAGCAGCCTTAGACTCTTTTTCAAGAGCTTCAGTCGCTAATTTTTCGGGAGTTTTACTTTCAGGACTTTGTACGTCGTCAGCGTTTTCTGACTGCATACTTTGGACAGTTTTCTTTGTGTTTTGCATTACAAAGAAAGCCTCTCTTTGGGTCGCTGTGATTTCTTTACCACTTGCTATGCCTTGGGCTACAGCTTTAGGGTCTGTTTCTACGTGCGCCATCCAAGCTCCAACTCTGTCGTTTTCTAAAGCTGTCCCTTCTGCCACTATTTCATTGTAAGCAGTTGGATGGGCAGATTTGATTTCTGCTTTTGTCATGTTTAAGGTATTTATATTTGTGTTTAAATTATTCGAATTTTCTGAAGCACTTGCTGAAGCTATTTCTAAAACTTCAGAAAACGATTTTATACCGTCTATAAAAGTTCCTATAGCATCTTTAGCAAAAACTGTATGCCCGTCTCTAAACGAGGTTCCAGATAGTTGCGGTCTGTTAGCTTCAATCAAAGATAAAAACCTTTGATTCATTGGCTGAAGCAAGCTATCGACTATAAAAGTATAGTCGTCTCTTTGTATTGCGTCTTCAAAGCCTTTATTTTTCTTAGTAGATTCTGGGGCGTAAACTCTAATATGTTTGGTTTTAGCGTCGTCTTCTGTTCCGTCGTTTGCTTTTCTACCTTCAAATTGCATCATAGTTCCAGCGGAACCAACTATACTCATTTCAGACTCGGCCCAAATGTTTCGACAAGCTGACATAATTCCAAAACAAGCTGAAGCCATCATGCCTCCCTTTTTAACTAATCCGTAAACTGGTTTAGTTTGGTTAACTTCTTTTATCGTTTCTGCCATAATTTCTACAGCATTAGAAGAACCTCCACCAGAATCGCCTAATATAATAAAAGACTTTACTCGGTCGTCTTTTGCCATTAGTTGCATTTGTTCGGATAGATAGTCCATTCCATAACTTGAAGCGCCTCCTGAAACTGTAATAACTCCGTTTAGAGATATAATACCAATTCCGTTAAACTGGTCTCCTGTAGATAAATCCCATCGAGATTTTACTAACCTAGTTTCATTTGAAGAAAAATCTAAAAAACTAATAGAATTATATTTTACGTCTGGAATTTCTAAACTGACTCCGTTTTTAATATTGTCAAGTATAGATAATAAACCAGTCAAGCTTGATTGGTCTACACACCAAGCATTCATTCCATATATTTCTTTTGAAAGGGCTAAATTAATCATATTAAAAGCAAATATAAATTTTTTTTTTAAATAAACTAAAAACTAAGGAGTTATTTTTCTAAAACTTAATTAAGCTATAACTCAATCCAAACATAAAAGCAGGCTCTATTTTGAAACTAGAAGTTAAAGCTGGGCCTACTGTTATCCCTAAACTAAATCGCTTTTTATTAATGTTTTTCATTTCTCTCTTTATGTCTTCTAATTCTTTTATAGCTTCAGCTTTTTTATTTCGTTCTAAAATAAACTCCTCAAAGCTCGATAAATTGTTTTTAACTAAATCTTCTATTAACTGGTCTTTTTTATAAAAAGCAACTTTTAAAGAATCGCATTTCCTAGATTCTTTTTGCATAGATATTAAAGCCTTGTTCGAAACTAAAGTACTGTCTTTACCTATCTTTATTTTCGTGCTTTGCGAGAAAATCGATAAGGTCATTATTAGAAACAGTATCGTTATTAATAGTTTCTTCATCTTGTTTTAATTTCTTATTTATACCTTTATTGTCTTTAGACGCTTTTAAAGATACTTTTTTAAGTTCTTCTATTAGTTCAAGCTCTCGATTTTCAAACGCTTCTATTTTGTCTTTAGCTTCTTTGAATTGAGATTCAATACCTTTCAACCTTAAATACTCTGAATAAGATAAACGAACACTTAAAACAGCTATAATAATTAAAAAAAATAATACAGTAATAGTAAATATTTTTTTAGTTGCTGAAAGATTTTTAAACCAAAACGCTATTAAATTAAACATTATTTTCTTCTTTGGAAATGCGGAACATCTACAAAACCATCCTCTACATCATTATTATTGAAGTCTCCACCCCAAACATTTTTTGGATTTAAGCTCTCCCAATAATCTCCAAGTGGTTTTATTTTATCGTAATCATAAGTTAATTTTCCATCGATAAAAAAATTAAAATCTAAAGCTAATCTATCTCCATGACTGCTAAGTAATGTTCTGCTAAGTTGTCTCGACTTAACAAGCATAATACCAAGATACCCTCCTTTAACTACTCTATATCCATAGTAATTTAGTAGCATCTGCGACTTTGTCCTGTGCGCTTCTCCAAGCGTAAGACGAATACCCAAACATTCATAAGCGTAAGCAATTAGCTTACTAATATCTAAGGTAAATTCTTGCTGTATTTCTGAAAGCTTCATTTAGTCTATTTTATAAGATATTCCTCCAACGCTCTCTACCCTTCCGTCTTTAAATATTGGATATTTAGTAGTTCTCCACTCGTGTATTATTCCGTCTTTATCTATGCTCGGCTCCACTCTCGTAATTGATTTTCCTGTATTTAAAACATAGTTAAAACTTTCTAAATATTTTTCAGAATATTCTTTTCCAAATACCGATTCATCTTGTTTATATAGCAAATCGAATTTAGAGAGTCCTAAGGGCTGTAAAACTTCTGTTTCAAAAGCTAGGTTAATATAAGTGATTAACTTGCTGTGAGCGTTTCTTTTCCAGCAAACTAAAGGTATATCGTCTAAACTTGAAGTTATAGAGGTAAATTCAGATTGACATTTAAAAAGCTCAATCTCTAATTCCATATTCTTAGCTTTT